ATCCAATCAATGAACCTGTAAATTTTCTCCTCGTCTGGCTGTCCCTTGATGTTCTGATCAAATGCTACATAGCATTTTTCATCATTCCAATTCGGATGATGTCTTAATAACTCAATCAAAGGTGCCTTGTTATCTGCCCATGTGTTGATAATTTTGTCAATGGCTGAATTACCCCAAGGGATATCATACATATTAAGAACCTTAATCATACCCTGTTTCATTGTTTCTTTATTCATGCTACAAATCCTCCTAAAATTGTTTCATAGAGATCCTCAGGAATCTGCTCTTTTCCTAAGTACTGTTCAGAGATTTCTCTTGCTCTCTGTACAGCTAAAGTTCCCTTGTCTTTGATTTTTTCGTAGAATGCTTCAACAGTATTCATTACTTTTGATACTGTCTCGTACTCTGTATACAGCTCTTTGTCATCTGACTGAATCTGTTCAAACACTTCCTGTACTCCATAGGTTACGAAGCATTCTGGACAATAATCATTGACTAAAGATCCGGAAATAATCTTTCCGCAGTGCTTACAGATGGAGAGTTTATAATCTCTCTCATCCAGATCTTTATAGTCACCGTTTTCAAACTTGAATACCTCATACTGGTCAAAGATATAAGCTGCTTCGTAGCTCTTAGCGAGCTCCTCAAACTGAATCAGAACCTCTACAGAATCCTCTTTTTCTTGCATAAACTTTTTTATTTTCTTGTTTAGAGGTTTCATTTTAAACTTGCTGTCCTCAATGTAGAGAAACTTTGAGTCAAAGTTTTCTGTAATGTCTTCCCCTTGGACATAGTTCTTGAAGAGGAATCCAAGGACAATATCAATATCCTTAGATTCTATCTCTGATGAAGTAATTCTGTTATCTTTATATAAACTAATAAGTGTTGCCATTTGTTTTCTCCTTTCTTAACTGTAACTGCATTATAAACCAGTTTGTAAAACTTGTCAATACTTTTTTACAAACTTGTTTAAGAAATTTTCTTTCCTTTCTCGTTAAACTGTTTTGGTTCACCAAGAGATACAAGATAGTCCTGCAGGTAGAGAGCAAGACTTAATTCAACTCTTTCTGGATAAGCAGCTATTCCTTTTGCTTTAAGTGTACTTGGCTCAGTTCCTCTCATAATAGGCAATACTTTTACTAATCCAATATCTCCGTAGAAGCAATAAATTTTATATAAGTTCCTAATTATCTTGTCACATAATCCATCTCCTGATAAGTTATAACCAGCTTTACAACAAGTAGATATAATACTTTCATAAGCTATCTTACCTTTTGCTTTAATTATCCTGTAAGCGGATGTGTAACTACCAATAGTTCCTGGTTTTCTTACCCCTTTGTCTTCTGCAATGCTTAAATTATATTCA